GTGGCATTCTCTTCAGCACCCTCTGGTGGTATCACAGCAACCGGTATCGCATCGGTATCTTACGAATATCCTGGATGTACTGGTAAGTCTGGTAGAGTTGATGCAATCCTTCTAACCAATGCTGGTTGTGGATATACTGAACCACCAATGGTCACAGTTCAGGGTGGTGGTGGAACTGGATTTGCCGGTACAGTCAGTATTGCAAGTTCTAATTCTGTTAGAGCTGTCGAAGTTATCAATGGTGGTTCTGGTTACATGCAGGCACCCGAGGTTCGTATCGGTGTCTATCCCACATTCGATGAGACATACATCTTCTTTAGTAGTGAACAGTTCTACTTCAGTTCCTCTACACCTGGTCCTGAGGATAAGGCAGTTGGATTTGCCACAATCAGTCGTGCCGGTGTTGTCACAGATGTATATGTCACCAACGGTGGTGATAACTTCCAGTTCACTCCTATGGTTGCAATCGATCCTCCTGCTTCTGAAGGTAAGCTTCCCGATGGTACGATTATCACAGTCGGTGGTACCTACATCTTCAATGAGATTGTCAAGGGTTCTGAGTCAGGATGTACTGCTAGGGTCAAGGACTGGAATGCCAACACCAACTTTATGCAACTAGGAATTATCGCTGGATCGTTCGTTGCTGGTGAATATTTGGTAGGTGAGACATCAGGAGCCACCTATGTAATCGGTCATCTCAACACTGATGATATTGTCAGTCCCTATGCTGCTAACCAAGTTATTGAACTGGCTGCAGACAAGATTATCGACTTCTCATATGATAACCCCTTTGGGATGCCATAAATAAAGGTATAGTGCTACAAAATAATGTTTGAGTATTTTTACAACGAGATCTTCAGATCTGTAATTATTGGTTTTGGTTCTTTGTTCAATGGAATTCAAATCCAGAAGAAGGATGAGAAAGATCAGACATTTAGTGTGATCAAAGTACCTCTAGCGTATGGTCCTACGCAGAAGTTCTTAGCACGTATGCAACAGAGTCCTGACCTGAACCATCCAGTTCAGATGACTCTTCCTAGAATGTCGTTTGAGTTCACAGCTCTTGCATATGACCCTTCTAGGAAGTCAACTCAGACTCAACAGATTGTAGTTACTAACAGTGACGGATCAGAAGAGAAGAAAACCTTCCTCCCTGTTCCCTACAACATGACGATTGTCCTCTCAGTTTATACCAAACTGAACGATGACATGTTACAGATTACAGAACAGATTGTCCCATATTTCCAACCTGGTTATACCCTCCCTATCAAGTTCCTGGGTGACTACGATCAGGTAGTCAATGTTCCTGTTGTCCTTGAGAACATTGATATGCAGGATGAGTACGAAGGCAACTTCGATACAAGAAGAGCGTTACTTTATACATTCACATTTACTGCGAAGACTATGGTCTTCGGTCCTCTCACCGATGTCTCCAAGGATATCATCAAGAAGGTCACTGTTGGTTACATTGCTGGTTCCAAATCTTCTGGATACGAGAGAGATGTTACCTATCAGGTCACACCTAGAGCACTCAAAGATTATGATGGAACTGTGGCAACACTCCTTGCGGAGAATGTTGACATGGTGGAGAATATCATTGATGTTGAGAATGGTGCCGCTATCAAGGAGAACACATACATCTATATCGGACAAGAAGAGATGTATGTTGAGACAGTATCAGATAACAAGATCGTTGTCAGAAGAGCTCAAGATAAGACCCCATTACAGAATCATGTTATGGGCTCTCCTGTCTATAACATCACCCAGGCCGATAATGTCAAGATTGAACTTGGAGATGACTTCGGGTTTGACGGGAACGTTTTCTGAGGTTAAACTATGGACAAATATGAAAAGCTCGACGAAACGTTTGACGTTACTCCCGTCGAGATAGAAAAGGTAAAGCCCGATGATCTCGATGCCAAACTGGCCAAGTTTGAAAACTCCAGTGAAGATATCCGCAAAGACTATGAATACACCAGGGGTAATCTATATTCAATCATTGAAAAAGGACAAGAAGCCATCAACGGTATCCTAGAACTTGCCCAAGAGAGTGAGATGCCTAGAGCCTATGAGGTAGCAGGTCAGTTGATTAAGAGTGTGTCTGATGCCACAGATAAACTTATGGACCTTCAGAAGAAACTGAAGGATGTAAATGAAGAGAAAGATAAACCACAACACGTCACGAACAATGCATTGTTTGTTGGTTCTACAGCAGACCTTCAAAAAATGCTGAAGAACGTAAACAAAGAAACTAAATAATTAGAAAGACTGATGATAGCACCTCAAGGTTTAAATCTTCAAATTAACAAGGGGACTGACTTCAATCAAGATTTGGAGATGAAGAACCCTGACAAGACACCGTTTGACCTGACGGGATATACTGGTGTAGCAAAAGTCAGAAAGTTTCCAGAGGCAAAGGTGTCCCATGACTTTACAGTGGGTATCACCTCTTCCACTGGTGTAATCAGTCTTGCAATGACAGTTGGTATTACCACTGCTATTGCTGAAGGTAGAAACTATTATGATGTTGTAGTGACTTCAGGACTAGGTACAGTGTCTAAAGTCTTTGAAGGTAGTGTTATGGCATTCCCTACGGTATCTGTCTAATGGATGATCTAGGAGATTTCTTCTCCTTGATTGGAGGAGAGAAGAAAAAAGAAAAAGAAAAGACTAAGGAGATCATGGGGGAAGTGTCCCTTGGTGATCTTTTTACAAGTCTTAACGAAGAGAAAAAGCGTGCAAAGCAAAAACTAATAGAAAAAGAGGAGAAACGCAAGAAAGACGCACAAATATTTGAAAATATCTTCTTTGACAAACCACAAGAGCCAGTAAAGACTGATGACTGGAAACAAAACTACACACCGACAGAGATTGAATCAGTTGATATCATCTCTCCAGAACCTCTACAGCCCTCTCCCGGTGCTGAGAAGTTTGAAGAAGAAATCGCAGAACTGGAGCAAGAACAAGAAGAACTCTCAGAAAACGTAGAGAGATGGAAAGAAAATCTGGACATCCTTGTTCCTAAGGAAGAACAGATTACTGAAGAAGATAATAGTATTAACCGTCTGACACGCGAAGTTGATATGCTTCGTAAGATGCTCTATGAGACTATCCAGAAAGTAGAAGTCCAAGGTGGCGGTGGTGAAGTCAACCTTCAGTTCCTGGATGATGTTGATAGAGATTCTATTCTGGTTAATGGAACATTCCTTCAGTACGATGCAAATGCTGGTGTATGGACTGGTGGAACTGCAGTTACAAATGGTGGTGGAACAGTAGATCTGGGTCCTCTGACCAACATTGCTGCGGCATCCACTACTTCTATTGCTAATGGAGATGCTTTAGTATTTGATGCATCTTCGGGTCAGTTTATTGCAACAACTCAGGTAAGCACATCTGCTACAGCATTCAATGGTATTGCTATTACAACAGCAACACCACCAAACGATGGTGTTCTCACCTTCGACAATACAACAAATACTTACATATTCAAGACACCATTCAACATCGTCGATCTTGGAGATGGTATCCAAGATGGCCGTATAGATTATGGAGAATTTGAATAAATAAAATTAAGAAAAGTGTGTAAAAAGAGACATGGCTGCTCCTACCCTTAAGTTTAAAAGAGGCGCCTTAGCTGATCTACCTTCACTAGCGGTAGGGGAACCCGGTTTTACTACTGACAGACACCAACTATATGTTGGGTCTGATGACGGTAACCAACTAATTGGTGGTGGTGAGTTTTGGACACTGAATACTACTACTGCTGGTAGTGGAGTCAAGTTTTTAGAAGGAACAAATAACGGTAGTAATTACGTTGAACTTAAGGCTCCTGGCACTGTTGCCAGTAACTTATCCTTCCAGTTACCTGGTACAGATGCTTCTGCGTCAGGTCAGGTTCTACAGTCGGATGCATCTGGAGTTCTCTCGTTTGGTGATGTCAATGTAGCCAATATTGACATTGACGGTGCCACTGATATCGGTGCTGCTATTGTAGATGCTGACCTGTTCATCGTTGACGATGGTGCAACTGGTACTAACAGAAAGACCACAGCTCAAAGAATTAAAGCATACGTCCTGGGTGGCGGTGGTGGTGGATCCACCTTTGAGAGTGTAGTTGTTGGTTCTGCCGTTACTATTAATAACAGTGGTATTGTTGCTGCTGGTCTTGCGATTACTGCAGCAACTTTTGATGGTGACCTGACTGGTAATGTTACCGGTGCTGCAGCTACCTTTACGGGTAATGTGGTTGTTGGTGGAACTGTTGATGGTAGAGATATTGCAGACGATGGAGCTGCGATTGACAACCTGGTAACTCTTACTGGTGTTCCAAAAGACTCTACCAATCTTGGATCCTTCACTGGTTCTATTATTGCTGATAATGAAACTATCAAGGGA